ATCAGAGGTTCGAATCCTCTCGCTCCGACCAATTCTACAATCCTACGATGGCAAAGAAAGAAGAGAAGGTCTATACCGGCACAGAGATTATCGGTATTGCTCAGATGCACAAGTCCAATGCTGTGCCGGTACGGAACAAGAAGTCTGCTGAAGAAGTTGCAAAGATGAGGCGAGGATGAAGATTTTAATTATTGATCCACCTTCTGGTTGGAAGTATGGCTTTCCAAAAGAATTGCCAGAAGATATCAAGGATACAAATAAATGGCTTGTTGAGAATGGTTATCCGCAGCATGAAATAGATTCATACGGTGATCATTTTTATTGTCGTTTTTGGGAGCGAGAGATAGATGAGTGAGGTTGAATCGTATTCGCAGATTTTTTGAATGGAAATTAGCACTTACAGTTGATTATTACTTTAAACCTTGGTATCCTACGCATTGGTTATGGTTAGATGCTTGGTTCAACAGTAAACATTATAATTTGGATGGTACACGGTACGAGGGTGATTGAATAATGAATAAACTTACAGTAGAGCTTGAGTGGGATGCAGTTGATAGCATCGTCGTACAGGCTTTAAAGAAGCAGTATAATGATCTCAAAGAAGAACTTGACCGTAGGTTAAACGATGAAGAAACTTCGGGCATCTTTTTGTCAGATAAAGTTGAAGACATTGCTGAAATCCAAAAACATTTAGATTCGATTAAAACCGTGTTGTCGTATAACATGATACACGAAGAATTTGAGCAGTGGAAAAATGAACGCTGAAATCTTCGATGAGACTTTTCGACTTGCACAGTCAGTGGAACCTGTTCGTGGTGCAAGAATTGCTGCCGCAGTGGTACGCAAGGGTAAAGTCATTTCCTACGGATACAATCATAAGAAGTCGCATCCTTTTCAGGCTCAGTTCTGTAAGAACAAGGATGCAGTCTTCTTTCATGCAGAAGTCCATGCAATCAAGAACGCACTCAAGTCTGTCGATGTTGACGACTTGTCGAAGTGTGAACTATATATTGTAAGGGCAAAGAGAAATAAGTCAAATCGTAAATGGATTACTGGTTTGTCGAAACCTTGTAGTGGATGCCAAAAGTGCATTGACTTATTTGAACTAAAGAATGTATACTATTCAAAAGAAGGAGAAGCAAATGCTTAAGTCGATTGTAGTATCGGGTGTTCTTCTTGCAAGTCTAACCGCTTGTCAGATGAACAATCAAACTGGTGGAACACTTATCGGTGCTGGTGCTGGTGGACTTCTAGGAAGTCAAGTCGGTGGTGGTAGTGGTAGACTGATTGCAACTGGTGTCGGCACTCTAATTGGTGCAGTTGCTGGTAGTTCAGTTGGTCAGAGTATGGACCAAAAACAGACTGTCATCTATAAAGAAGTTGGTGCAGATGTCTGTTCAGACTATAAGAGTAATGAGGGTGCATATTCCGCTTGTCAAAAAGGTGTTGCACGGAGAAACGCAGAAATGCAACGCCGTCTAGAGAATGAGGCGTATAACCAAGGACTAGGGAAATAACATGAGAATTGAAGTTCGTAATAACAACGTCGATAAGGCGATGCGTATTCTAAAGAAGAAACTAACAGAAGATGGTTTCTTCAATGAACTACGAGAACGTGAGTTCTATGAGTCGAAGGGAACCAAACGTCGAAAGGCAAAGGCGGCAGCAAAACGCCGTTCAGAACGTGATCTAAAGAAACGAATGGAAAACGAAGGATACTAATCCATGCCTAGAAAGAAGGTAACTGTCAAGACTGACAACAGTGGATGGACAGCACCCAAGAAACGTAAACCTCGTAAACCTATGACAGAGGAACAGAAGGCTGCAGCAGCAGAACGTCTTGCAAAGGCAAGAGAAGCAAGAGCAGCAAAGAACCCTGATTATGGTAAGTCGAGTATTCATGAGAGTCTTCGCAATCTACCAGACGAACACGGATTGAGTCCTGCAAAAGTCAAGAAGTGGATTAAGACTCAACAGGACTTGGCCAAGTCTGCAAGACAACAGGTTCGTCAAAAAGACAAGGGTGCAGAGGCACAACTCAAAATCCATGAAGGTTATATAAGTAATATGCAGGCATACCTTCGCACTGGAGATTGGATAGATAATTTCTATGGAGAGTATCAAGAACATAGAATTAAAAATCGTTGTATCGCACAAGCGTATTACTGGTATGGACCTAAGAAGGGTGAACCAAAGTTCGATGTTGGAACATACTATCCCTTATTGGGACAGGTTTACACACAAGAAATGTATAATGAAGAAAGAGGGATCGTTGTAGAAGATGACGGAGAACCAAAACCCAAACGAGGGAAACGTAATAAAAGGACCGTGGCGAAAAAGAAAAGTCGTCGTTCCAAATGAGGAAGAACTTCTTCGTCAGGAAGATATGGAGTTCTGTGAAGAACTGTCCTCTAAACTTGTGATGGATATGATTCATATGATGAGTGATAATGATGTAGATATTGGAGAACGAAATTTTTCTCGTGACCTTTCCCTAGTCATTGAACTTGTGAAGTCACTTCTATATCGTGACGCTGGTCTTGAATATCCGCTCCATGAGTTTGTCGATACATTCACAGAGACGACTGTTGAAATGGACAACTCACATCGAACAGTTATTCGAATGGATAAACTGAATGAGATGGTGGAGTTGATGAGAATGGATGAGGATGATGACCCAGAAGTTTCATGAACCATATAGTCCAGCCATTCTAGAGACAACTGTATCAGAACGGTTTGTTGATATTGTAAACACTGTTGCAGATGAGGTTCTTGCAGATGAGGAGAAGAGTAAACAGTGGGACTTCTCTGATAGACTAGTTGGTAAGGTCAATAAGGAAATTCAAATTCCCGTCAAGGATAAGTCTGACCGTGACTACCTGTTTCGCACAATGAAGCAGGGATGCCTAGATTATTTGAATTATATGGTTGACAAAAACCGAGCACATAGTTATAATAGAATAGTGGGTGCAGGAGTAAAACCATCTCTAGACAATATCCACCTGACACAGAGTTGGGTGGTTAGTCAGTATGCGGGTGACTTTAATCCTATACATCACCACAATGGAGATTTCTCTGCTGCAATCTATCTAAAGGTTCCAGAGGGTATGACAGAAGAATGGGAAGAGGATTTCAAGGACCATTATCCAGCAAAGGGTCTTATCGAATTTGCATTTGGTGAGAACCAGAACTTTCGCAGTGACAATCTAAAGTTCAAGCCTGAGGTTGGTAAGTTCCTTGTATTTCCTTCATGGTTGAAACACTTTGTATACCCGTTCTCTGTCGAAGGTGAAAGACGCATGATGAGTTTCAATGCGACCATTATAAATAGAATGAAAGAATAATTATGATTTTAGTTGACATGAACCAGATTAGTCTGGCCAGCGTGATGATGCACTTGAATATGAATAAGAAGATCGAACCAGAGATTGATATGGTTCGTCACATGATCCTCAATTCAGTTCGCATGTATCGCACGATGTTTCGTGAAGAGTATGGAGAACTGGTTCTCTGTTACGACTCGAAGCACTACTGGCGTAGAGACTACTTCCCAAATTACAAACGCAATCGTAAGAAGACACGGGATGATTCCAATCTGAATTGGGATGCCATCTTTGAGTGTCTGAATACCATCAAGGCAGAACTGAAAGAGTTCTTCCCCTACAAGTTTCTTGAGGTATATGGTGCAGAGGCAGATGATATTATTGCCGCACTGTGTGGTGAGTTGGAATTCGATAACGGTAAGACACTGATTCTTTCTGGTGACAAGGACTTCATTCAGTTACAGAAATATCGCAATGTGACACAATACAGCCCCATCACTAAGAAGTATGTGAATGGTGTTGACCCAGAGGAATATCTAAAAGAACACGTTATGAAGGGTGACTCCAGTGATGGTGTCCCTAACGTGTTGTCCCCAGACAATACCTTCGTTGATGGATTGCGTCAGAAGCCACTGAGCAAGAAGAAGATTACATCTTTCATTGATGGTGACCTTCCTAACGATGAGGTCAAGAGAAATTTCCAGAGGAATGAAACTCTGATTGATCTAACCAAATCACCAGATGAACTCTTCATGAAAATTCTAGAAGAGTTCCGTGATGCACCAGAAGGTGATCGTAGCAAACTACTAAATTATTTTACACAAAAGAGGTTACGCAACCTCGTTGAATCCATAGGAGAATTTTAAAATGGCAGTCGATACATATACACCTCTATTTTCAGAGGTTCTGAATAAGGTCGCAAAGTTGAAAACCAAGAATGAGAAGATTGAACATCTACGCAAGTATAACAATGACTCTCTTCGTATGATTATCAAATCATCATTTGACCCTAAAATTGAGTGGGAACTTCCAGAGGGTGACGTTCCATACACAAAAAATGATGCACCCGAAGGTACAGAGCATAACATACTTGCACATGAAGCACGAAAGTTGTATCACTTCATTAAGGGTGGTAATCCACAGATTACTCAGAACAAGAGAGAGGCAATGTTTGTTCAGATGCTTGAGGGTCTTCATGAAGATGAAGCAAAACTACTTGTTGCCGCCAAGGACAAGAAGTTGCATCAGGTCTACAAGGGACTATCTGCGAATGTGGTTAAGACAGCATTCAACTGGACAGATGAGTATATGGTTGAAGAGGTAGAGTATCCACAATCATCTAGAGCCGCATCTTTCCCTGACTAAAAAAACTTTCAAAATAGGTCATTTTTTTGTTGACATATCCGAATCCGTATGGTACTATAAGACATAATCGAGATACGGAGTTGACATGACTTACAAAGAAGCACTGATTGCGATTGAAGAAAACCTTAAGAAGCACCGTGCTATGGGTGATGACCGGGCAGTGAAGGCTGACCTGTTGATGAAGAAGGAGTTTCTGAAGTTAATGGAAAAAAGTTAATTTTTTTGTTGACAGATTCGTTTTC